GGATACCGAATCTGTGAAGCAAACTCCGCACCAGGATTTGAAGGATTTGAAAAAGCATTAGATATTAATGTTCCTCAAAAAGTTTTTGACTATGTTAAACTTAGATGTGGAGGATAATAATGAATAACAAGAAAGAGACCTTCGGGTCTCTTTTTTTATGTTATAATGTATAAATAAGTATAGAAAATACGCATTACGAAAATGAAAGTTTGTTCTAAATGCAATCAAGAACTTCCTGATACTGCATTCTATAAGAGAACATATCCAACAGGAAATGTAGGTCTTCAACCAAAATGTAAAAAGTGCTCTACAAAAGTGCGTAAGCAATATTACAAACCACACGAATTTATGAGACGAAAGTTTAGGCTCACAGAAGACCAATATAATAACTTGATGTCTAATACAAACTGCCAAATATGTGATGCAGAACTAACCAAGAAATGTATTGACCACTGCCACTCTACAAACAAGATACGGGGTGTTCTCTGCAACAACTGCAACACCGCACTGGGTCTGTTGGGAGACAACACCCAAACTCTCCAAAGTATGATAGATTATCTAAATACTTAAAAAAAAGAAGATGAAATCTTACGCAGAGTTCATAACTGAAGCAGAGAAAAGAATAAAAATGATAAGACTTCATCATGGATCTGATACGGACTCAGTGGCATCGATCAAAAAAAGTGGTCCTAGACCTTCTCCTAAGGGAAGTGAAGGACCAGGACATTATGTAACACCAGATAGAAAGAAAGCAGAAAAATATGCTGAGTTTACTTCCAAATCAAGAAAGAAGAAACCAGCAGTAGTATCTTATAGAGTGCCGAAGAACTCAATCTCTAAGACGGATACTATTCCAAAAGGACTTACATCACAAAAGAAAACGACACCAAAGAAACCAGTTGTAAGAAACACAAGGACTGGTCATGTTGCTATGGATGCTAATTATGCAAATAAGAGAATGATTCGTAAAACAGAACCAATCATCCGTAGAAAGAAAAAATAATCTAAGTATAAACTCGTAGGCATAAATTTTTGTTTCTGAATTGTATTGATTTACACACAAATCATCTATATAGTGGTAGAATTGGAGAGTTGAGCAAAGTGTAACTAAGTCGATTTTTATTATGAGTAAATTTATTTGTGGAGGTTATTGTGCATAATCTTATATCCTATAATCAATTAGCAGGATGGAAAGAAAGTTTTAAAAGATTTGGTAAAACCCTAGATAAAAGTATAGAGGAATCGGATCTAATTAATGATTATTACAATTGTCTAATTGAGTGTGATGATAATCAGTCATCATGCAAACGTATATGTCGGGAGGTTCTTAGAGAATAATGCATATGGTCTTATCTAAATACTGATGTAATAAGGACTCTGATGAGTCCTTTTTTAATGGTCGAATATGAGTAAAAAGAAAAAGAGTAAATCATTTTGGAGATTGTGGTGTAAAGCACTTGGACAGAAAGCATCAGATAATGATAAAGAATCTGATATTGTTGCTACCATCCGAACATTTATTTTTCTTACATATCTCATTACTAATATTGCAATCGTTTCGAATGCAGTAAGACATTGGAATGATAATGAATTTTCTAATCAGGGTTTCACAACACATCCAAAGTACCCGGACATAAGAATGTGATAGATAGAGTAATTGCAAATACTCAATGAAATTTCTTTTTGCACTTCTTGCTACACTCTTTCTTGCCGCACCCGCATGGGCTATTGATGTCACAATGGGTTCTGGTGGGAACTTGATTTTTGATCCGTCAGATGTTACAATTAATGCTGGAGACACGATTCACTTTGTGAATAATATGCTCCCGCCCCATAACATTATTGTTGAGGGACGTGCCGATCTCTCAAGAGAATCACTGATGTTTAATCCTGGAGAATCACAAGATATTCTTTTTGCCGATGCTGGAGATTATACTTTCTTCTGTGGTCCTCATCAGGGTGCCGGAATGACAGGAACTATTCACGTTAACTAATGAAAATATTTTTAGACACTGCTGATATTGATGAAATCAGTAAGGCAAACACAACAGGAATGATTGAGGGTATCACAACCAATCCTACTTTGATTAAAAGAAGTGGTCGTGAACCTGTAGAAGTTATCAAAGAGATTTCTTCTATGAGTAATCAATTTCAATCTGTATCGGCAGAAGTTGTTGCCGATACTGCCGAAGAAATGATTGATCAGGCAATGGAATTTGAAGGACTATGGAATGTCACAATCAAAGTTCCTTGTACTGTAGAAGGATTAAAGGCATGTACGGCACTTGCTTCTGTGGGAAGAAAGGTTAATGTAACTCTTATCTTCTCTGTAGCACAGGCAATTCTTGCTCGTCGTGCAGGTGCTGCATATGTTTCTCCTTTTGTGGGAAGACTGAATGATAATTCTGTTTCTGGAATTGCACTTGTGCAGGCAATTGCCGGTGTTTATGATCGTCACTTCAGCACTACTAAAATTCTTGCCGCATCAGTTCGTGATGTTCATCAGGTAGGAAGATGCTTTGATGCTGGTGCAGAAATCTGTACAATTCCACCTAAAGTATTCTGGGGAATGTATAATCATGTTCTAACGGATCAAGGTTTGGAGCAATTTAATAGGGATTACATCAGAAACTCCTGATAAGTTGGCAGAGATTATTCGTGACACTTGGCCTCAACTCTATCGAAAACAAAAAGTAGGTATAACTTCTCATTGACTGGGGTGGTTTTTTATTGTATAATACTCTTATAGACATCAGACCCATGAAGTATGAACTGGTATCAGTATTGGATAGGTCATTGTTGGATGACTGGATGGCAAACTATTAGATCTGCATTCGACATCTGGGCAGATCTTATGACATCAAATTATGATGGATACACTGTGCTTGATTATGATGACCCATACACAGAATGTAGAGAATGGTTTTGGCAAACTCTTGGTGAAGACGATGTTTATTCTAAAGAATTTCTTGAGTATCTAACACAAATGGTAGATGATATTGAAACTCGTAAAGTAAAAACTTATCCAATAGACGAAGTTTTTTATAAAGTAAAAGATATTATGGAGGAAAAATCTTGAACTGTCTACCACCTCTTCACAGGGGTGGTTTTTTATTGTATAATACTCTCATACACAAAGAACTGAAATGACTGCCTTCACTTACAAAGGATACGGACGCATCTACACTAATCCAGAGCATATTCAAGAGGCAGAAAACATCATTCAAGAACTTGATAAGTTTGAGTGGAGTTATTATCCAGGAGGACTTGTAACATCTTGGGACAGGTATCCAAATGTTAAGTATGTTGGTAAGTTTGAACTTGACGAAGAAAAGTTCAAAGAACTCTGTAAAGAACGAAACATTCCTGTGTTTATCTTTGATGCTGGTATGAATGATTATCCTTCTGGTTATACTAAAATTTTGAATGTAGAAGAAATCAAAGAACTTTCTTATGATGTGGAGGCACTCTAATGACTTCATACACACAAAGGACTAAGGAGTTGACAGATGACTGATTGGAAATCTCTTATCACACAAGAAATGAATAACCGTGATGATTCATGGGATAGTGTTGTTTCATGCACTCTCACCGAAGAAGAACTTTGTGAACAGTTTGATGATGGTTACGGTGGTAGTGAAGGAAAACCATTTACTCTATGGACTAAAACGAGAGTTTATTTTCCTGTAGTATATGATGGTAAGGAGTGGGTTGAAAGTGTATCCCGTGATCCAGATGGAAAACCAACAAGTCATTTTGGGGGAGAGTAAACCACTTCCACAACTGTCACAGCACTCCTTGACGGTCTCGCCATTTCATCCTATACTTATAAAGTAAACAACCAAACAAACATTATGTCTATCTCTGCTAACCTTGGTTCCATTGAAGTGAATGGTATTACCTATGTCCCTGCTGATTCAGTTGGAATTAGTAGTACTCCAGTTGGCAATCGTGCCGTTGTGGTGATTGACCGAGGATGGATCTTTGCTGGTAACGTTACTACATGTGAAGTTACTGGTGAACTGACTATTTCCAATGCCGTCCATGTTTTCCGTTGGGAAAGCATTGGTTTCACTGGAGTTCTCAAGGATCCAACGTCAAATAAAGTGACCCTTAAGGAGTGTGATTATCCAGTCAAAGTTCCTTCTGGATCTGTTATTTTCACTGTCCCTGTGACTGAATCTTGGGGTAAGTGATGAACTATACCTACCCAGTAGGTTCCGGTTCCGGTTACGGTTTCGGTTACGGTTCCGGTAACGGTTACGGTTACGGTTTCGGTGACGGTTCCGGTTCCGGTGACGGTGATGGTGACGGTTACGGTTACGGTGACGGTTCCGGTTCCGGTGGCGGTTACGGTTACGGTGGCGGTTACGGTTCCGGTGAAGGTTACGATACAATCACCACAAGAACCAGGAGGAGATAAAATGACTTTTATGTATCCAGTAGGTTCCGGTTACGGTTCCGGTTACGGTTTCGGTGACGGTTTCGGTGACGGTAAAGGTTCCGGTTACGGTTACGGTTCCGGTTACGGTTACAGTGACGGTGACGGTTACGGTTTCGGTGACGGTTACGGTTCCGGTGGCGGTTACGGTTACGGTGGCGGTTACGGTTCCGGTGAAGGTTACGATACAATCACCACAAGAACCAGGAGGAGATAAAATGACTTTTATGTACCCAGTAGGTAACGGTTACGGTTACGGTTCCGGTGACGGTTTCGGTGACGGTTCCGGTTACGATGACGGTTCCGGTTACGGTTACGGTGACGGTTACGGTTACGGTTACGGTTCCGGTGACGGTTTCGGTGACGGTTCCGGTTACGATGACGGTTCCGGTTACGGTTACGGTGACGGTTACGGTTCCGGTTTCGGTTTCGGTGACGGTTACGGTTACGGTTCCGGTTCCGGTTATGGTACAATCACCACAAGAACCAGGAGACGATAAGATGACTCATCAGTATCCAGTAGGTTCCGGTTACGGTTACGGTCACGGTTTCGGTTACGGTGACGGTTACGGTTCCGGTGGCGGTTACAGTTCCGGTTACAGTTCCGGTGGCGGTTACGGTTACGGTTACGGTTCCGGTTTCGGTGACGGTTCCGGTTTCGGTGACGGTAACGGTAACGGTGGCGGTTACGGTTACGGTGGCGGTTACGGTTACGGTTACGGTTCCGGTTACGGTGACGGTTCCGGTTACGGTAACGGTAACGGTGGCGGTTACGGTTACGGTTACGGTTCCGGTTACGGTGACGGTTCCGGTTACGGTTCCGGTTCAGGAACAATCACCACAAGAACCAGGAGACGATAAAATGACTTATATGTATCCAGTAGGTTCCGGTTACGGTGACGGTGACGGTTTCGGTGACGGTTACCGTGACGGTTCCGGTTACGGTTACGGTTACGGTGACGGTTCCTGTTACGGTTACGGTTACGGTGACGGTTCCGGTTACGGTTACGGTTCCGGTTACGGTAACGGTTCCGGTTACGGTAACGGTTACGGTTACAGTGACGGTGACGGTTCCGGTGACGGTTACGGTGACGGTGACGGTTCCGGTTACGGTTATGGTACAATCACCACAAGAACCAGGAGACGATAAAATGACTTATATGTATCCAGTAGGTAACGGTTCCGGTTCCGGTTCCGGTTACGGTTACGGTTACGGTGACGGTTTCGGTGACGGTTACGGTTACGGTTACAGTGACGGTTTCGGTGACGGTTCCGGTAACGGTTATGGTCACGGTTACGGTTACGTTTACGGTGACGGTTCCGGTTACGGTTATGGTCACGGTTACGGTTCTGGTTCCGGTTACGGTTCCGGTTACGGTTACGGTAACGGTTACAGTGACGGTGACGGTTCCGGTTACGGTTATGGTACAATCACCACAAGAACCAGGAGACGATAAAATGACTTATATGTATCCAGTAGGTTACAGTGACGGTTGCGGTTACGGTGACGGTTACGGTTTCGGTTTCGGTGACGTTTTCGGTTACGGTTCCGGTTACGGTTACGGTTGCGGTTACGGTGATGGTAACGGTGACGGTTATGGTGACGGTTACGGTTTCGGTTACGGTTCCGGTGGCGGTTACGGTTACGGTTACGGTTCCGGTTTCGGTTACGGTTCTGATTCCGGTAATGGTCATGGTACAATCACCACAAGAACCAGGAGACGATAAAATGACTTATATGTATCCATCCACTTCCACAACTGTCACAGCACTCCTTGACAGGGGTACTTTTTTATTGTATAATACTCTCATTGATTCAAATCTCTGACAATGTACGAAGCCACCGTCCAGTTCAAATTCGACGCTACCTACACGCCCACCTATGATAGTGGGTTTGGTTCTACTGTTGATAGTGATTCCATCCCCGAAGAGCATTACCTGATCACTGCTCCTGCTGGTGATCTCAATGCCAATCAATACTTCAAATTATTTGAGAAGTTCATGCTCTGTGTGGGCATGTCTCCCAAGAGCATTTATACTGGTGCTATGTCATTAGTCTTCAATGACTGGATAAGTGAAGAAGAGCAGCGTAAGATCTGTAAAGAGTATGAACTCACCATGGATGAAGACCTTGACAAGAAGTTTGAGGAATGGAAGATTCGTGATGCTGAGGTTGAGCGTCTGATGAATAGTAAAAAAGGTACTATGGGTACAGTTGAAGATAGTGCTAATGGAGTAGTATGATGACTGAATACGAACAAAAACTTTACGATGTAATTGCAGATTGGTGGGACGATGTGTTTGTAAATAACAAAGATAAGAATGCAACTATTATTGATCTTGTCAAATCTATCAGTGAGATAGATGACTGGGATAAACCAATGCCCGAAGGTGTTGACCCTTATAATCTAACTGGAAGAGATCCAACACAATCTGTATGGAAGAATGGTAAACGTCCTTCCCCAGATTATTACGAAATTATTAACGGGAAAATGAATGACTGACCACTTCCACAACCGTCACAGCACTCCTTGACTGGGGTGGTTTTTTATTGTATACTATAAAAATTAAAACCCTTTTTTTTTATGGAAATAATTACCGAAGGAAAGGTGAAGACGGTATATCAAGGTGATGACAGTAGCCGTGTCATCATTGAGTATCATGATAAGGTGACTGCTGGTAATGGAAAAAAGGAAGATTACCCTTTAGGAAAAGGATCTCTCTGTTGTAGTATCTCATCTCTCATCTTTGAGAAACTTGCTGAAGCAGGTATTCCGACTCACTATGATTGTATGGTTGGCGCAAACAAAATGATTTGTACTAAGGTAGAAATTGTTCCACTGGAAGTGATTTGTAGGAATCGTGCTGCCGGATCTATTGTAAGAGAAACAACTCTTAAAGAAGGACAACCACTCCCACAACCAATTGTTGAGTTCTTTCTGAAGGATGATACGAAGCATGATCCTTTACTGACACCAGATCGTGTGCGTCTGATGGGATATGATCCTGAACCTTTTATTGATATGACACTAAGAATTAATGATCATCTTCGTCAGATGTTTTATATTATGGGTGTTGATTTGATTGACTTTAAGATTGAGTATGGATACACTGCTCATGGTGAGTTGCTACTTGCCGATGAGATTAGTCCTGATAGTATGAGACTATGGAAGATTGGTAGTGATGAAAGATTTGATAAAGATCTATTCAGAAACGATGAAGGTGACATTATTCCTGCCTATCGTCAGATCCTTGACCGACTACAACCTTTAGCAATCCAATGAAACATCAAATCCCTGATGAGATTAGAAAGAACTGCTTTGATTGTTTCAAGAGTTTGAATGCTGCTGAGAGAGCAGTTGTTATGTTTGGTGAGGATGAGTATCGTAAATCATTAGACCTTGATAATGATGATGCTGAGTGTTGGAAGATACCAAGTGGAGAGTCAACAACCTTTGTTGGTTGGAATCCTATGTGTATTCCAACAATGGATTACATAGTATGGAAACTAAAAAACCGTGAAGGTATTATCAAAGGAGAAATTTATTAATGGACTACAAAACTTCTGGTGTTGACATTATCAAGGGTAGATCTTTTGTAGAGTATATCAAAGCACTGGCACCTAATATTGGTGGGTTCAGTGGAATGATGGAAATTCCATCAGGATATGAGAAACCTGTATTAGTATCTGGTGCCGATGGTGTCGGAACTAAAATTAATATCTGTAGGATTGCTGATGATTACACCACTATTGGTCAGGATCTCGTTGCTATGTGCGTCAATGACGTTATATGTTCTGGTGCTAAACCATTATATTTTCTAGATTATATCTCTACTAAAAAAATTGATGATAATGTCACTGACATTGTGAATGGAATTGCTACTGGTTGTGCAATGGCAGGAATGGAATTGTTAGGTGGAGAAACTGCCGAACATTACAGGGCAACTGATTATGACCTTGCTGGTTTTTGTACTGGTGTTGTAGAGAAAAATGATATTGTTGATGGTGGTAATATTCGAGCAGGTGATGTAGTCATTGGTATTGAGAGTAATGGTCTTCATAGTAATGGATACACACTCATCAATGATATGTTGTGGAGACATAAGATCTTCTATAAGGACATGCCTGAGTTGCTGAGACCTACCACCATCTATGCCCGTTTAATTCAGCACCTGTTGGACGAAGTTCCTATCTTAGGAATGGCACACATCACTGGAGGAGGATTGCCTGAGAATCTCCCACGATGCCTTCCAATGGGTCTTACAGTTGATGTTGACTATAATGCTTGGGAGAGACCAGAACTCTTCAACAAGATACAGGAGGCAGGAGACATTGCTGAGGAAGAGATGAGAAATGTATTTAACTGTGGTATTGGATTCTGTTTAGTGGTGCCACGAGAAGTATCAACCTTGACTCAAAGCTTGATTGCTGACACACCTTATGGTATGAGATCATGGGTCATTGGAACTATTAAATCTAAATGAGTGAATATTATGGAAGTTAATCAACAGTATTATAAGTATTGGAAGGACATTTGGAGTTCTCAATCTGAAGAAGTATTAGATGCGACTGCACTTATTCGTGTTGTGGAATGCACGAATGGATGTATACAACATGCATTTAGGGATGGTGATGAGAGAGCATTGTCTGTCGAACAGAGTCGAGAGTGTATGAAACTTTCGATGGGAACAATTAAAAATAAAGTATTGCCATTGCCTGATGGAAGAACGAAGGTGATACTTCCAGAAGAATGTCATGAGATTATGAATACTGCAAGGGATTTATATGTTCGTGGATTTAAGCAAGGAGATGAAGAAGCACTCGAAGAATTCTTTGCACTGTCTAAGGCACACTTCCAAGTATTAGGTCGTGAACTTATTGATGAGAAGTTTAGATTTTTAGCAGAGCACTTTGAGGATTTATTCACTTCTTATTGGATTATGATGGGAAGAATGTATATCTATGATATGGGTGAGTTTATCTAAATAATGATAAGACGCAATCTTTTATGCCTCTCTATAATACCTTTCAATCTTATGTCTTCAACCTCCAAACAACAAGTTCTGCAGAAGCAAAAAGGTTATGGAGGTCGAAAATAAAGGAAGAGTGGGATTATGAGTGTGCGTATTGTGGATCACAAGATAAACTTACGATAGACCATATTGTTCCAAAGGCAAAGGGTGGTTCAGATTTTACAAAAAATCTTTTATGTGCCTGCCATGATTGTAATCAAGATAAAGCATATTCTCCTATGGAAGATTGGTATCTTTCGCAGGAGTTTTTTAATGTTGATCGATATGAGAAAATAAAGAAGTGGATGGAACCAGAAGAAGTATTGGATCTTTATAGGTATGGTTCAAGAAAGAATATTGTATTATAAATAAATGAAAGGGAACAGTATATACTGACCTGAAACGGTAAATACCGATAAAGAATAGATGTCCACTCCGATTAGGATTAAAAGGTCTGCTGTACCTAATAAAAAACCAACGAATGAGCAGTTACAGTTAGGTGAATTAGCTGTAAACTTTTATGATGGTAATATATTCTTCAAACAAGAACAAGGAAATGTAGGTGTCGGTTCCAGAGTTGTACAAATTTCTGCTGGTAGTGTATCTATAGTTGGAAGAACAATATATGTTTCAAATAATGGTGATGATCTTAACAGTGGATTGAACGAACAGAATTCAAAAGCAACGATTAAATCTGCGGCAGCAGTTGCTTTACCTGGTGATACCATTAAGGTTTTTCCCGGAACTTATGTAGAAGATAATCCAATTAATTTAGCAGATAATGTATCTGTAGAGGGAACAGAACTTCGTCGTTGTCTTGTAACACCAGGCAATGTTGGACAAGATTTATTCTATGTAAGTGATGGATCTCATATTACAGATTTGAGTTTTATAGGTAGTCCATCAACAGACGGATCTGCAATTATAGCATTTCGTGAGTTACTTGGAACTGAAGTAGATAGATTTTTTGATGGTGCAAGATTAATTCGTCAGAATTTAGATTTTATTGCACATGAAACTGTAGGATTTTTAACAAGTGGTTATAGTGGAGTTGCCGGGAATAATAGAGAACAAGATGCATCAAGATTGATTGATTTGAATGTTGATTTTATTGCATCAGAAACAATTGGATTTTTAACATCCACTGCTTATAAAAATCCAGCATTTCAAGTAGTTGATGGTAATGGAATTTTAACAACTCCTTCAAACTGTGAAGATGATATTAAAGATATTCTTGGAGCAATTTCATTTGATTTAAAGGCAGGAAGTAATAGAAAATCAATTGGTGCAGGTTTATCATATTATAATAGTGGTGTCTTAGATCATATTGATACACTTGATCCAAATGGATACAGTGTCAGAACTGCAACCATTGATGCAATTGGACATGTAGTTGGAATTGTTACTTATGTTATAAACAACGAAACATATCCAAAAGTATATACATCTCTCACACAAGATACAAGTAGTTATTCCCCAATTCTGGTTGCTGGTGGTTGCACCGATACTTTTCAAACTATAGAAACACTAGCAGGAATTGTAACTAGTATTGTTGATGATTTTGACAATGCTGCAGGAATTACGACTATCTATGGAATAGATTATGATACCAAATCAGATTGTATTGATGATATTAAAGACATTTATAGGGCAGTATGTCACGATATAACCAGAGGTGGAAACTCAAAGTGTGTTGAAGCAGGAGAAAAATATTATACTGATGATAATACTTTAATTGACGCAATTTTAAAGAATCCGGAAGAAGTCACACAAACTATCGTTGCACTTGAGCATTCGAAAGAAGTTGCAAGAGCAGTTATTAACAATGCTGTATGGGGTGCTACTTATGTTGGATTAGCAACTAATATTACCGGAGCAGTTTATGATAATACTGTTGGTATTATCACATTAACTTCTGCTTCTCACGGTCTGTCTAAAAATGATCCAGTAAAATTAAAAGGTCTTGAATTTAGTTGTCCTGGTGGTTCTGGTATTACAACAACAATATTCCCAGATGGAACATATGGAACAATTTTCCCTGTTCATAATGTTGTTGGAGTCAATACTTTTGAAGTTTTTGTAGGAATTTCTACAATTGTTCATACCTATTCAAGTGGAGGGACAGTTCAAAAATATCAAACCTTCCAAAATCAATATACACAAGTTAGAGATTTATCCATTCAGGAAGATCCAATCACTGGATATAATAATGTAATTCCTTCTTGTGCAAATGTTAATTCGGCAATCTTCACTTGTGTTGGAATTGTTACTAATATTTTAAAAAATACTCCGAGTATTGTTGGATCACAATTTAAAAAAACATATCCAGGAAATTCTGGATCTGGAATTTCAAGCACAATCAGCGTTACAAATGCTTCTTATGATAAAGAAAGTGGAATTGTAAGATTAACAGTTCCAAATTTTAATGGTAAAAAGGGTGATTTAATTGAACTTCTTGATCTTACATTCTCTTGTGATTCTGGTGCTGGTATTGGAACAACAGAACAAAAGTTTCCATCTGGAAGATATGGATATGATTTCTATATTGATAGAGTGAATGCAGACGGAACATATGATGTTGCGGTTGGAATTTCAACATTAGAGCATACTTATGTTTCTGGTGGTTTTATTGTTAATAGATTTATTGATATCACAAATGTAAATTATAATGAAACCACAGGAGTTACGACTGTTACTGCTCCTGGTGCCATTGTAAGAGAAGGTGACTTTGTAACTCTGAGAGATATTGAATTTAGTTGTTCTGGTGGAAGTGGAATTACAACAACACTATTCCCCGATGGAACAAATGGGTATAATTTTAAGGTAACTGATGTTGTTGGATCTGGAACTACATTTGTAGTTAATGTTGGTATGAGCACAATTTCTCATACTTATGTGAGTGGTGGAACAGTCAAACCACCATTCTCCAGAGGAACTGGTGTTATTACAAAAGGTCCATATATAAGAAACTGTACTAATTTTGTTCCAAATAGTATTGGTGCAAAAATTGATGGATTTAATGCTGATGAAGGAGATAAGATAAACACTATTGGTGTTCAAGGTTCTTTTAATGTTGACTCTTACACTCAATTTAATCAAGGTGGTATTGGTGTATCAGTAACTAACGGTGCGTATTGTCAGTTAGTTTCAATCTTCACCATTTGTGATGATATTGCGATTTATACTGGTAATGGAGGACAATGCGATTTGACAAACTCCAACTCTTCTTTTGGAACTAGAGGATTAGTTGCAGAAGGTATTGGTGATCAAACAACTAAGTGTATTGATAGGTATACTGGTGAAGTAAGTGTTACTGGTGCAGAAGCACAGAATATCGTTACTGTTTCTGGAGTAGGAAATAAACGTCCTTATCAAGGTCAGGCACTTTATTTTGATAAAAAGTATTTTTTTGTAAGTGATATTAAAGTTACAAACGGAGGATCTGGATATGTAAGTCCGCCTGTAGTAACAGTTGATGAACCAACGGGTCCTGGACTTGCGATTCCTGTTCAGGCTATTGCATCAGTTGAAGATGGTTCTGTAACTGAAATTTTAGTGTTTGGTGTAGGATCACAGTTTGAAGAGATTCCTAATGTCACAATTTCTCCACCTCCAAGTGGTGTCCAGGCAACAGCAGAAGCAGAGATTGAGGCAATTTATTATGGTGTACTTGAAGCAACAGAACCTGTCGGTGGAATTTCAACAATTAGTTTGATTCAAAATCTAAATAATGAAGTTGGTATTGGATCTACTGTATACTTCGCAAGACAGAGTTTTCAAATTGTTAGTTCTCATTCTTTCCAATATATTGGTTCTGGAAATACAATTTCAGATGCATATCCTTCGAGAGGTGGTGTAACAATTCCAGAAAATGAAGTTATAAAACTTGATGGTGGTGAAATTACATATACAAGTACTGACCAGGCTGGTAATTTTAGAATTGGTGATGGTATTGAAATTAATCAGGCAACAGGAAAAATAAGTGGAAACATTTATATTCAGAGTTTATTTACACAAGTTACACCATTCATTCTTGCTTTAGGAGATTAATCATGGCAGTCGCAGCAGCATCCGTTAATGTATTCAGAACAATAACGGAAACCGTAGGAACAAGTACAGTAGGAATTTATACTGCTCCAGTCGCATACACTGGAGTTGTATTATTAGCACAGGCTACAAATACAGGAGATTTGACAGAAACAATTAGTTTTGGTTATCGCAGAAATGGAGTTGATACTCCTATCACTGAGGGATTATCAATTCCTTCTAATGATACTGCAAACCTTCTTACAGGAAAATTAGTTGTAGAAACTAATAATTCATTGACATTGGTTGGGAGTAGTGCAACCAATCTTAAATTTATATGTAGTATTCTAGAAACATCAAATCTATAATAAAAATATCTTAAACTAGTAAAATGGTATCTCAAATTCGTTTTCTTTCTGGTAGACAGAATCAGCAAAAAATAGGTATAGAAGGAAGTACCGAAAACCAAAAGGTATTAGAGGTTGTTGGTAGAGTCGGTATTGGTACTACAATTTTTGATGCTGATTATAATTTAGATGTAAGAGGTGATGTAAGTATTGAAGGTCCTTTAATTGTAGATGATCTTAATGTATCTGGTGTCTCAACCTTTGCTTCTAATGTTGACTTTAACGGTGACATTGATGTTGATGGACAAACTGATTTAGATTCTTTAAATGTTTCTATTGCAGCAACAATTGCAAATTTAACTCTTGCGAATGTTGGAGTTGCTATTACTGCAATTCTTGATGAAGATGATTTAGTATCAGATCGTGATGACGCTCTTGCTACACAACAGTCTATTAAGGCTTATGTCGATGATCAAACTAGGGAACAAGATTTAGATTTTGCTGGTGATAGTGGATCTGGTTCTATTGAACTTAGTAGTGAAACATTTACGATTGCCGGAACTGCAAATGAAATAGAAACGGTAGGTTCTGGACAAACTCTTACGATTGGACTTCCAAATAATCCAACACTTCCTGGAACAACAGTTACTATTGCCAATGATTTGCAAGTTAATCGTGATCTAAATGTTGATGGACAAACTGATTTAGATGATCTTAATGTATCTGGTGTCTCAACCTTTGCTTCTAATGTTGACTTTAACGGTGACATTGATGTTGATGGACAAACTGATTTAGATTCTTTAAATGTTTCTATTGCAGCAACAATTGCAAATTTAACTCTTGCGAATGTTGGAGTTGCTATTACTGCAATTCTTGATGAAGATGATTTAGTATCAGATCGTGATGACGCTCTTGCTACACAACAGTCTATTAAGGCTTATGTCGATGATCAAACTAGGGAACAAGATTTAGATTTTGCTGGTGATAGTGGATCTGGTTCTATTGAACTTAGTAGTGAAACATTTACGATTGCCGGAACTGCAAATGAAATAGAAACGGTAGGTTCTGGACAAACTCTTACGATTGGACTTCCAAATAATCCAACACTTCCTGGAACAACAGTTACTATTGCCAATGATTTGCAAGTTAATCGTGATCTAAATGTTGATGGAAACATAACTGTTGGTGGTACTTCTGCTACATTATTTACTGAAACATTAAAGGTATCGGATTCTGATATTGTTCTTGGATTTAGAACTGATGCTGTTGGAAATGATGTTTCAAATGATACCACAGCAAATCATGGTGGTATTGCTGTTGCATCGACAGAAGGATCTCCTTTAATTAGTCTTATCGGTGCTGGTGAAACTCTTCCTACCACATATAAAAAGATTATGTGGTTTCAGTCCGGTTCTTTTACTGGACTTGCTACTGATGCCTGGTTAACAAACTATGCATTTGGTGTTGGAACAACATCATTGTCGGCAGGAACTAAATTTGCCGTTGGTAATATTGAGACCAACTTTGATGATATTACGTCTGTAAGAAATATTAATGCTTCAGGAATTATAACAGCAGCATCATTTTTTGGTGATGGTTCCAATATAACTGGTCTTACTGCTGGTAATGTAGGTGCTTTGGCTGGAATTTCTATAAGAGAAGAAGGTTCTGTAGTTGGTTCTGCAGGTAGTGTTGGGGATATTAATTTTGTCAGTTCTAATTTAACGGTAACTTCATCTGGTGTTGGTGCTACTATTACACTAACTGATGATCCTACTTTCGATGGAGTAACAGTAACGGGTGTTGTAACAGCAGCATCATTTGTTGGTGATGGTTCCAATATAATTGGTATTAATTCATTTGCAAAAGAACTTAGACAAGACGCAGACGGAAATATATTTGCCGGTGATTCCACGACTGGTGGTGGGTATGATCCTTCAACAGGATCTGCCTGCTTTAACATCTTTATGGGATGTAATGCTGGTAATAGTATTACTGAAGGTGATTATAATAACTTCTTAGGTAATAGTGCAGGAAAATGCAACACCACTGGAGGTTATAATAACTTCTTAGGTAATGGTGCAGGATTCTCCAACACCACTGGAGGTTTTAATAACTTCTTTGGTTATGCTGCAGGATACTGCAACACCACTGGAGGTTGTAATAACTTCTTAGGTAATGGTGCAGGAAAATGCAACACCACTGGAACTTCTAATAACTTCTTTGGTGCTTTTGCAGGATTCTCCAACACCACTGGAACTAATAATAACTTCTTTGGTGCTTTTGCAGGATTCGACAACACCACTGGAACTTCTAATAACTTCTTTGGTAATTGTGCAGGAAGATGCAACACCACTGGAAGTAATAATAACTTCTTAGGAACTTATGCAGGACAATGCACCACCACTGGAATCGATAATAACTTTATCGGTGTTTTTGCGGGAAGAGAGAACACCACTGGATCTAAAAATACTTTTATTGGTAAATGTACAGGACACAGAAACACCACCGGAAATTGTAATAACTTCTTAGGAACTTACGCAGGATTCTCCAACACCACTGGAAGTCAGAATAACTTCTTTGGTAATGCTGCAGGACAACTCAACACCACTGGAGGTAATAATAACTTCTTTGGTACTAATGCAGGACTCTCTAACACCACTGGATCCTGTAACAATATGATTGGTTTTGGTGCCGGTCGTTGTGCAACGGTCACTGGACTTCATAATACCTTCTTAGGAACTTTTGCTGGAAAGTGTGCTTCTGGTTCTGGAGGTAATAATAACTTCATTGGTTTATGTGCAGGATTCAACAACACCACTGGATCCTGTAACAATATGATCGGTGTTGGTGCCGGTCAATGTGCAACGGTCACTGGAGAACATAATAACTTCTTAGGAACTTATGCCGGTAAGTGTGCTTCTGGTTCTGGTGCTCATAATAACTTCTTTGGTTGTAATGCAGGATACAACAACACCACTGGAACTTATAATAACTTCTTAGGTCGTGAAGCAGGAAGATTCAACACCACTGGAGGTAATAATAACTTCTTTGGTACTAATGCAGGACTCTCCAACACCACCGGATCCTGTAACAATATGATCGGTCGTGGTGCCGGTCAATGTGCAACGGTCACTGGAGAACATAATAACTTCTTAGGAACTTATGCCGGTAAGTGTGCTTCTGGTTCTGGAGGTTATAATAACTTCTTTGGTCGTTATACAGGATTCAACAACACCACTGGAGGTTTTAATAACTTCTTTGGTCTTTGTGCAGGACTCAAAAACACCACTGGAGGTTATAATAACTTCTTTGGTAATAATGCAGGAAAATGCAACACCACTGGAAGTCAGAATAACTTCTTAGGTAATAATGCAGGAAGATTCAACACCATTGGATCCTGTAACAATATGATCGGTGTTGGTGCCGGTCGTTTTGCAACGGTCACTGGACAACATAATACCTTCTTAGGAACTTATGCCGGTAAGTGTGCTTCTGGTTCTGGTACTAATAATAACTTCTTTGGTTTATGTGCAGGATTCAACAACACCACTGGATCTTGTAATAACTTCTTAGGTGCTTATGCAGGAAGAAACAACACCACTGGAGGTTATAATAACTTCATTGGTTGTGGTGCAGGATACTTCAACACCACTGGAGGTCAAAATAACTTCTTTGGTACTGGTGCAGGATTCTCCAACACCACTGGATCTCATAATAACTTCTTAGGTACTGCTGCAGGATCCAACAACACCACTGGAAGTTTTAATAACTTCAGTGGATATTTGGCAGGAAGATCCAACACCACTGGAGGTAATAATAACTTCTTTGGTGATCAAACAGGATGTGCAAACACCACTGGATATTATAATAATTTCTTAGGTGGTACAGCAGGACAAAACAACACCACTGGAAGTGGTAATAACTTCTTTGGTCATCGAGCAGGATACTCCAACACCACTGGAAGTTGTAATACCTTCTTAGGTTTTTATGCAGGATCCAACAACACCACTGGAAGTTTTAATAACTTCAGTGGATATTTGGCAGGAAGATCCAACACCACTGGAGGTAATAATAACTTCTTAGGTAATGGTGCAGGATTCTTCAACACCACTGGATCCTGTAACAATATGATCGGTCGTGGTGCCGGTCAATGTGCAACGGTCACTGGACAACATAATACCTTCTTAGGAACTTATGCCGGTAAGTGTGCTTCTGGTTCTGGTGCTAATAATAACTTCTTTGGTTGTAATGCAGGATACCGCAACACCACTGGAAGTAATAATACATTTATTGGTCCTGAAGCTGGTAGTTTTAATACAGATGGTTCCAATAATGTTTTTATTGGGGGAGAACAAACTGGAAGATGCAACACCACTGGAAGTCATAATACCTTATTAGGTAATGAAGCAGGAAGATTCAACACCACTGGAACTAATAATAACTTCATTGGTCGTAATGCAGGATTATCTAACACCACTGGATCCTGTAACAATATGATCGGTGTTGGTGCCGGTCGTTGTGCAACGGTCACTGGACAACATAATACCTTCTTAGGAACTTATGCCGGTAAGTGTGCTTCTGGTTCTGGAGGTTTCAATAACTTCATAGGTCTCTGTGCAGGACAACTCAACACCACTGGAAGTTACAATAACTTCTTAGGTTTTACTGCAGGAAGAAACAACACCACTGGAAGTAACAATAACTTCTTAGGATATTGTGCAGGATGCTCCAACACCACTGGATCTGTTAATAACTTCTTTGGTTCTGCTGCAGGAAGAGACAACACTACTGGATCTTATAACAACTTTTTTGGTTATTCCGCAGGATACCTCAACACCACTGGAAATGAAAATAACTTCTTTGGTTCTTATACAGGAACATCTAACACCACTGGAAGTTGTAATAACTTCTTTGGTCGTCATGCAGGAAGAGCCAACACCACTGGAAATCGCAATAACTTCTTTGGTGATCTAGCAGGAAGATCCAACACCACTGGTTCTTGTAATGTCTTCTTAGGAACTTATGCAGGATTCGCCAACGGCACTGGATCTTGTAACAATATGATCGGTGTTGGTGCCGGTCGTTGTGCAACGGTCACTGGAGAACATAATAACTTCTTAGGAACTTATGCTGGTAAGTGTGCTTCTGGTTCTGGTTGTTCTAATATCTTCATTGGTTTATGTGCAGGATACTACAATACCACTGGAACTTTTAATAACTTCTTTGGTTTTAGTGCAGGAAGAAACAACACCACTGGAGTTCATAATAACTTCATAGGATATTGTGCAGGATGCTTCAACACCACTGGATCTATTAATAACTTCTTTGGTCCTGCTGCAGGAAGAGACAACACTACTGGATCTTGTAACAACTTCTTTGGTTATTCCGCAGGATACCGCAACACCACTGGAAATGAAAATAACTTCTTTGGTTCTTATACAGGAACATCTAACACCACTGGAAGTTGTAATAACTTCTTTGGTCGTCATGCAGGAAGAGCCAACACCACTGGAAATCGCAATAACTTCTTTGGTGATCTAGCAGGAAGATCCAACACCACTGGTTCTTGTAATGTCTTCTTAGGAACTTATGCAGGATTCGCCAACGGCACTGGATCATCTAACAATATGATTGGTCGTGGTGCCGGTCGTTGTGCAACGGTCACTGGAGAACATAATAACTTCTTAGGAACTTATGCTGGTAAGTGTGCTTCTGGTTCTGGAACTTATAATAACTTCTTTGGTTTATGTGCAGGATTCTCCAACACCACTGGAAGTTGTAATAACTTCTTAGGTAATAGGGCAGGAGTCAATAACACCACTGGAGGTAATAATAACTTCTTTGGTAATTGTGCAGGATTCGCCAACACCACTGGAATTAATAATAACTTCTTAGGTCTTAATGCAGGAAGACTCAACACCACTGGAGGTAATAATAACTTCTTAGGTCTTAATGCAGGATACTGCAACACCACTGGAAGTCAAAATAACTTCATTGGTAATGGTGCAGGACAATTCAACACCACTGGAAGTTTTAATAACTTCAGTGGATATTTGGCAGGAAGATTCAACACCACTGGATTTAATAATAACTTCTTTGGTGATCAAACAGGATGTGCAAACACCACTGGGTATCGTAATAATTTCTTAGGTGGTAGAGCAGGACAAAACAACACCATTGGAAATGGTAATAACTTCTTTGGTTATAGAGCAGGATCCTCCAACACCACTGGATGTAATAATACCTTCTTAGGAACTTATGCAGGACGAAACAGCACCACTGGAGGTTGTAATATTGTACTTGGTTATGATGTCCAACTTCCAAACACCACAGGAAGTAATCAGTTAGCAATTGGTGTTATTGCCAATACTTGGATCAATGGAGATTCAAGTTTTAATGTCGGATTTGGAACTACTGTTCCGTCAGGTGCTGCTGATCCTGGTAATACTCAAATCGTTAATGCCGGTATTGTAACCGCTAATTTCTATTATGGTGATGGATCTAATCTAATAAACTTACCTACTTCTGGATTTGAGCAGGATGCAGATGGAAACCTAATTGCCGGTGGTGGTGCTGGTGGTTCTTATGATCCTTCTACTGGAACTGCCTGCTTTAATATCTTTATGGGATGTAATGCTGGTAATAGCATTACTGAAGGTGATTATAATAACTTCCTTGGTAATTATGCAGGAAGATTCAACACCACTGGATTTAATAATAACTTCCTTGGTAATTGTGCAGGAAGAAACAACACCACTGGAAATAATAATAACTTCTTAGGTAATAGTGCAGGAAAATGCAACACCACTGGAACTTTTAATAACTTCTTTGGTGCTAGTGCAGGATCCAACAACACCACTGGAAGTAGTAATAACTTCCTTGGTTTTCAGGCAGGACTCTCCAACTGCACTGGATTGTTTAATAACTTCATTGGTTCTAGTGCAGGATGGAACAACACCACTGGAAATTATAATACCTTCTTAGGTAAGAGTGCAGGATGCAATAATTCAACAGGTAGTAATAATATTGCGTTTGGTTATAATGCTGGACAAACATCTGGATTTGGTGGATTTTTTCCATCAGGATTGATTAATCTGACGACAAGTAGCAATTGTATTGTTATGGGTAATGCAGATCATTCATGTGCCGCAATACAAGTAGCATGGACAGTTATTTCTGATATTAGAGATAAGTGTGTTTATGGTGATGTACCTCATGGAAGAGGATTCTTACAGAATATTAATCCTATCAAATATTCATTTAAGAATAGAGAAACGAATGAGGTTACTGATGAAAGAGTCAGATATGGATTCAGTGCTCAAGAGGTTGCAGAACTTGAAGGTGATGAAACAATCATTGCATCAAAATCTAACATAGATAAGTGGGGTGTTACTCATGAGTACTTACTTCCTGTTCTTGTTAATGCAATCAAAGAACTTGATGTCGAAAACCAAGAACTCAAAGAAAGATTATCTTCACTGGAAGAAAAAGTTAATTCTTTACTGAATAATTGATTTTATGGTATAATATATAATAGTATTGAATGATAAATGAATGGATAAAACTTTTTATTTTATGGCAGGGCTTCCCCGTTCGGGAAGCACTTTGCTTTCTTCAATCTTAAATCAAAATCCAAGATTTTATTCTGGACCATCAAGTCCAGTTCTTGGTGCAATGTTTGCCGTAGAGCAAAACTTTATGGGTAATGAGTTGTACCATGGATATCCAAAACCAGATCAAGTCAGAGAGATCATTGGTAGCATTCCACATCATTTTTATAGTGATGTTCAAAAACCAGTTGTCTTTGATAAAAATCGTGCATGGACTGCAAGAGTTCCTTATATTGAAGGGTACATTGGACAACAGGCAAAGATTCTTGTTCCAGTTCGTAGAATAGATGAGATTCTAACTTCTATTCTGACAATGATTCATCGAAATCCTTTTCAGGAAGGCCAACCAAGAATTAATTTTGTAGATGAACAATTAATCAAAACTGATATACCTATTAATGATTTGAATAGATGTATGTATCTTCTAAATGATGGTGGTATTGTTTATGAGTCACTGAATGCAATTATGATGGGATTCCAACAAAATGTAAGTGACAAAATGCATTTTGTGGACTATAATGATCTTGTAGATAATCCTGAAAAAATAATGGAAGACATCTATGATTTTCTTGGGGAAGAGTTTTATGATCATGACTTTGGATCAATCTCAAATATTCATAGGGAAGATGATTTGATAACTTATGGACTAAGTGATATGCATCAGGTTCGTTCTGAGGTCAAGAAAACTTCTTCTCCACCAGCATCAATTCTTCCAGAAGAAATTCTTGATCTTTATGAAAAAAACAAAAGACGACTTGAGTTTTGGGGAACACCTGATATTGTTACGGTAACCCCTAAGGTAAAGGCACCACCTACAAAGGATAATAATATTATCTTTAAATAAATAATAGAGATTTAACTAAAATAAAATGGCAATTACACACACAAGAACAATTGAAAATCTTGAAGTCAGAAATGATGGAAACAATATAGTTTGTGATATTCAAGTTAAATGGGTATCCTCTGATGATTCTGATGTAGAAAGAACTACAATTGAAGGTTCTGAAACTTATCAAGTTAATTCTGAAGATGTTACTCCAGATTCTGAAGGATTTGTTGCATTTGCAGACTTGACTGAAGAGATTGTATTGGGTTGGATTGCAGATGAACTTGCAGAAGAAAGAGTCACTGCACAACACACTTCTTGGATCAATTCTGTTCTTAATCCCCCAGCACCTGTTACAGTAAACAAAGAAACTCCTTGGTAATTTTATGGCAAAAATTAAGTATTCTATATTTCATTGCCAAGGTGGATTTGGTAAACATATTGCAGCAACAGCAGTAGCTAAATGTATTAAAAACAATCATCCAGGCAGACAACTTATTGTTGTTTCTGTCTGGTCTGAAATATTTCAAAATCTTCCATTTGTAGATAGAGTATATCAACTTGGCAATACAAGTTATTTTTATCAAAGTTATATTGAAAATGAGGATTCAATAATTTTCCATAATGAACCTTATTTCACTACTGATCATATTCATAAAAAACTGCCTCTGATTCAAACTTGGTCTAAGATGTATGGATTAGAATATCGAGGTGAAATGCCAGATATTAAATTTAATCCTTTACAGAAAAAGATTGCAAAAGAATTTTGGGAAAGTCGTGCAAACGAAAAACCTATTATGGTTCTTCAAACTAATGGTGGAATGTATAATGAACAGAGACCATATCTATGGGCAAGAGATATGCCTGTGGCACTTGCACAAAAACTTGTAGATCATTATTCTGATAAGTATCATATTTTTCAAGTCAAAAAACCTTCTTCTGAAGCATTAAATGGTGTGGAAGTGGTTCAAGATCCAATGAGTAATATGGAACTTGTAAGTATCTTACTGAATAGTGAGAAGAGAATACTTATTGATAGTTGCCTACAACACGCAGCAACAGCATTGAAATTGCCTTCTGTGGTATTATGGAATGGAACTAGTCCAAAGGTCTTTGGATGGGATATACATACCAATATTCAAGCAGAGAAACCTGCCAACTTTAAACTTCCAAATAGTTATTTGTTTGACTTTGATTTTACTGGAGTAGAAGCAGAGTATCCTTATGTGGATGAGGATGAAGAAATCTTTAACTTTGATAAAATTATAGAAGCAGTTGATAAATGAATGTTATTGGACTTTATGGTGCGATTGGATGGAATGTTTTAATTTCTAATAATCCTAGTTTGAGGGAACAAATGAATGAAAGTTGGACACATGGTGCAAGTGTGTCTTTATTTTCTAATGGAAATCATGTAACTAGTATCAGTGAAGAAAGACTTACTGGTATTAAATATGATGGAAACTTCCCACGAAAATCGATAGACTATTGTTTATCGACAGGGAATCTTTCTAAAGAAGATATTGATGTAGTTGTCGTTCCATCGATGGCAAATATAAACTTCTATAAGAATTATATTAATCAAACTCTTCAATCTAAACTTAAAAGATATTTCCCAAAAGCAAAAGTTGAGATAGTATCACATCATATGTGTCATGCATATTCATCAGTGTTCTCTTCAGATTACAATGAAGGGACATTTATTACGATGGATAATGCTGGATCTATTTTATTCAATTCTACTGGCAATGCTTTTTCTACAGAGAATCATTCTATAGGACACTTTAATAAAGAAAAAGGTATTTTTAGGTATCATCCCGGTATTCCTGAACTGAATAACTTCGGAAACTATTATTGGATATGGGCATATCAAATTTATATTGAGATGGTTCAGAAACAAATTAATATTACTGATCCAAAGTATCGTGAGACATTCTGTGGCAAGGTCATGGGTCTTTCGGCATATGGTAATGTAAAAGAGTTTGAAAAAGATTATCGACAAACTTTTGAAGGTATTCCTTCAGTTACATTCAACTCTTTTCCTGGACAGGATTATGTTTATGGAAACATGAGTCCAGAAAACAAAGCAAGAACTCTTCAACATAATTTTGAACAGGGAATGCTTGTTTATATGAAGACACTCAAAGAACAAGGATATATTGATGAAAATCTTTGCCTTGCTGGTGGCGTGTTTCTGAATATTCTCACAAACTCTGTCATTCGTAAGAATGAAATTGTAAAGAATATGCACATCCCACCATTTCCTGATGATACTGGATTATCATTTGGTGCTGCATGTTATGGTGTTTTTAAGGCAAAAGAAAAAGTAACTCTCCCACACAATATTTCACTTCTTGGACGCACTTATAGTGAAGAAGAGATTGAGGAAGCACTTAAAGGGAAAAACTATAAGAAGTTTGATAACTTTGAAGAACTGTGTGAGAAGGTTGCTAAACTTCTTGCTGATAATAAAATTGTTGGGTGGTTTCAAAATCGTTCAGAGTTTGGACCTAGAGCACTTGGTTCTCGTTCAATTCTGATGAACCCATCAATAAAAGAAAATAAAAAGACAATCAATACTCGCATTAAACATAGAGAAGAGTGGCGTCCATTTGCGGGTATTATGCTTGAAGAATATCAAGAAGAATACTTTATAGATGTATATCCAAATGAATATATGCTATACTCTCTGGTAGTAAAACCACATCAAAGAAAGAAACTTGGTGCGATCACACATAAAGATTTCTCATGTAGAATTCAAACTGTAAATGAAAAGTTGCATCCAGAAGTTGCAACACTTCTTCAAAAATATAATAAAGAAACTGATTGTCCGGTTCTTTTAAATACTTCTTTCAATGATAATGGTCAACCAATTGTAGAGAATCCAAAGGATGCGATCAAAACTTTTGAAAGTATTGATATAGATTGTCTTGTAATTGGAAATTATTTTTTAATCAGAAATTAATTTATGAATTTTAAAGTATATACAAAAGAAAATTGTCCCTATTGCTATAAGATTAAACAAGTATTAGAACTCACAGGAACAGAATTTGATACTTATAATCTTGGAGAGGACTTTACACGAGAAGAATTCTATGCTAAATTTGGTAGGGGTTCTACTTTTCCGCAGGTAGTATGTGACAATAAAAAATTAGGAGGATGTATTGACACAATCAAATTCCTCAGAGAACAACAAGTCATCAAGTCCTAACATAAATAAATCAGAAGACCACAGAAATCGTGGTATTGAATTCTTGCTTAATGGAGGTAAGAGAAAGCAAACAGGACCATTTCACATTATGTTTGAAAAGATGGTTTGCTTTCTAATATGGAAAGTAAATATTCATTTTGAATTTTCTATAAAGACATCCCGGAGTAAGAAAAATGTTAGCAACTAGTTTAGTATTTGGTTCATTTCTAACCATTTTATTTCTCATGATGGGTCTGATGATTGGTTGGACTGCCAGAGAATACATGATGAACTATCGGGAAATTCCCAAGTTGCATCCAGAATTCTACGATCAAGATGGTAATGTTATTCCAGATGAAGTTTTAGCAGTATCTTTTAATCCCGATTATTTTGACGATAAAGAGTGTGATGATGAAGAGGAGGACTAAATAACAATACCTGTGTGATTCGCAACTATCAGGTAGAGGAGGTGCTTCGGCACCTTTTCTTGTATAAATATTATTGCGGATCACAACAGAGTAGAATGTATTACACTTACGATTATTGACTCTAAAAACTAAATAGGGTATAATCATTTTAGATTTTGAATATTATGACGACAGCAACGAAGAAGAAAACGACAACGACTAAGGCAGTATCATTAGAACTTCCAAAAAATCCATTTGTCTTTGAAGTTTTAGATCTCGTATCCAAACAGAGAAGCAAGGCAAAGAAGATTGAAGTTCTGAAGAAGTATGAACACGTTTCTTTGAAGGCAACATTAATTTGGAACTTTGATGAAAGTATAATTTCTATGCTTCCTGAAGGTGAGGTTCCTTATTCTGGATTTGAGGATCAGGCATCATCAAATGGAACTCTGAGCACTAAAATCACAGAAGAAGTTCGTAGAATGCATGAAATGGATTCATTCTCAATGGGTTCGAGTGATAAGAACGGACACACCACAATTCGTAGAGAGTTTAAAAACTTCTATCACTTTCTTAAGGGTGGTAATGATTCTATGAGTGGTGTTCGTCGTGAAACGATGTTCATTAATATTCTTGAGGGACTTCACCCATTAGAAGCAGAGATTGTTTGTCTTTGTAAGGATAAAAAACTTTCCGATAGATATAAGATCACAAAAGAAATTGTAAGTGAAGCATATCCAGACATTACTTGGGGAAATCGTTCATAATTATGGCAAATCAATTGGGAGATGCTCCCACTAAAACAGAAGAGGAACAGTCTATGACCTCATGGACATCATCAGAAAAAGAAAACTCTAAATCCGTATACGGTTGTGATATACTGATAGAGAATGGGACTTGGGAACAAGTATCTACTAAAGATTATCCTTATGATGCCATGATAATCACCTATGTGGTTGATGGAGAAACGAGATATGATTTGACTCGCAGTCAAAAAGAAGTTCGGATCTTTAATATGTACTGGGATAAGTTTCGTGACAATCTAAAGGGCATTGGTTTTGGTATGGGAAGAACCAATCCAAAACTATGGGGACTGGAACCACCACCCCCAACCAAAAAGCGGAAATAATTCCAAAAAAGTCGAGAAAAAATCTCCAGCAATTTTTTGGTCTGTAGGGTCGATTATAAAATTGTCACACCACCTCTTCATAGGGGTGGTTTTTCGTGTATAATACGGGGGTAGTCAATCACAATGACATGACACTTGAAATGATTCCTCTCACTCCATCTGATCTTCAGAGACCAAAAAGAATTTCGTCTTTAGTAGATTGTAAATTTAAACTTTTTTTGTCTTGTATTAATGATATTTTACCTTTAAATTCCGAAAGTATTTCTGCATTATCAGATGATGAATTTTCTCTTGTGGATGAAGAAATTTGGTTATTGTATTTGACACTTAAAGTTAAAAAAGATTACTTTGAATCTTTAGATTTGCCTGAGTATCATGATGATTATGTACAACTCAGAAAAATTGTAAAAAAAATGATTATTGTAAAAAGATTTATGACTGAGATTGAAAGAGAAAAATACTTTCGTCTTTTTAAAAGGTATGATTTACTTTCCGGCAAATATACGAATAGAGAAGAACTTAAATTTTTTATGAGTTCTATTAAATCTGAAGTTAATATTTTGTTTAATAAGCAAAAATCCGAAAAAATTTTTTCTGAAATGTGTGAATATATGCTTGATAATTATGGTGATGAAGCATTGAATAAAATGACAACATCCGTCATTTTTGACAAATTTGAGTGTGGGGTTGACTAAATAAGGTATAGGGTCTATAATAGACCTATCGTTCATCAGAGGAAACTCTGACGCAAGTAAGTCGCGGAACGGAGAATTGGAATGATTTACTACACTTACTACTCTTACGAACCCTTTGGGAGAGGCTACATTGGTAGTAGAGGATGTGAGTGTAATTCAGTGGAGGAGGATAATTATTTTGGTTCCTACGGAGACAAAACATTTAATCCTTCCTGTAAAATCATTCTTACCGAACATACTACGAGAGAGGAAGCAGTTGAAGCAGAAGTAAAACTCCATAAGTTTTACCAAGTTGATACTAATCCTCACTTTGCTAATAAAGCAAGGCAAACATCTGTTTTATTCTCTTACTCTGCTCCAAAAGGAGAGAGATCTGGAGAAAAACATCCTTGTTTTGGTAAAGTTCGTGTTACTGACGGTAAAAATGAACGAGTAGTTTATGAGAATGACATTCCTTCTGGTTGGTGGAAAGGTAGAAGTCGTAATCCACAAGAATACACTAATACTAAATCCATAACATATAACAGAGGTAAAATGTATGATGACTTTCTAAAAGATGTAAGTGAAGATAAATCTATTTTATCTGTATCCGATAGAAAACTTGCAGAAGTTTATCAAACATCTCATACTTCTATTCGTCGCTGGAAAAAATCACTCTAATCGTTCATCCCATGTTAGAACTATTATTCTACACAACCCTCACCTGTCAGCAAACTGATGCTATCATCCTGCGTATGCAGAAAAATGAGAACATTAGTAATGCCTTTAGGGTTGAGTTGGTTGAGACAATGAAGGAGTCAAATCCTGAATGTTATTGGGACGCAAACGACTAAAGGAACGACTGAAGGAAACACTTTTATAAATAAAAGTGTACGTTCATCCCATCAGATAATGAGGCAGTGCTCTAAATGTTCTGAATATAAACCTTTATCTTCTTTCTACTCTCAAAAGAATAGAAA